TTTAGGTTTGATAAGATTTCAGACAATATAGGGGCGTTTTGTGACAAAAGCATTGTGTCTTTTGGAAACATGATTTTTTTCCTAGCACAAGATGGTTTTTATAAACTTACTGGTGGCCAACAATTAGCACCAATAGGAAATGGTAAAATAGATGATTTCTTTTATAAAGATCTTACATCTAATTTAGATGGAGTATGTGGTGCAGTAGATCCAAACAATAGTGTTGTTGTATGGTCCTATAGAGGATCAGGTGCTACTTCTACATCTTCCGTAAATAATAAATTAATTATTTATAATTATAGTGTAGATAAATGGTCTACTGGATCAGGGTTAGATTTACAATTTATATCAAGTGCCTCGCAAGAAGCCTTTACGACATTAGAAAGTTTAGATGTATTAGGTGATTTAGATAATTTACCTAAATCGTTAGACTCTTATTTTTATGGAGAAGGTATTGTAGGTTTAGCAGGATTTAATTCTGACAATAAATTTGGTAAATTTATTTCTACATCTTTATCAGCTACAGTTGATACAACAGAGTTTGAAGGTGCAGAGGGTAGAAGATCATCTATTATTAATGTTAGACCGATTGTAGATGGTGATGATAACAGCACAACTGTTACTGTTACGCCTATTACAAGAGCATCACAGTTAGATAACATATCTGTTGGCACAGCAGTTTCAACACAAGATAGTGGTGATTGTCCTCTTAGATCTAATTCTCGTTATCATAGAATACGAGTATCGGTAAGTGGCAACTTTAACACCATGTCAGGAGTAGATATAGAGGCAAGACCAGAAGGCAAAAGATAATGGCAGACAATCAGTTTCCTGGTGTACCTATTTCAATGCCGGATCATGGCCAACATTTACGCCTTGTATCTAACAGCTTAAACAACACAATAAACGGAAAGTTAAACAGCACAGGCTCTATAACATTACGAGCAAGTCAAACGACAACAACGCTTACAGATGCAAGATTAGGTGGTAACTCTATTATATTGTTTATGCCAACTACAGCTAACGCAAATACAGCAAAAGCAAATTTGTATGTGTCAGCAAGAGCAAACGGAACAGCAACATTAACTCATGCTAGTTCATCTAATGCCGATCAAACATTTGGCTATATTGTTATAGGGTGATTACGCAAGTACCAAAAGAAGATATAGCTATGGTATGGCAACAAGTAGAGCCATTAGTACAAAGAGCTTTAGATGATACTTACACAGCTAGAGATATACTAGACGGATTAATATTAAACAGGTTTCAACTTTTTATAAGTTGGGAGAACGATAAAGTGGAAAGTGCAGTTGTTACAGAGGTAGCAGACTATCCACGCAAACGTATCTTACGATATGTTCTCGCAGGAGGTAATAACCTAGATAACTGGTTAGAACCTATACAAGATAAAATTGAACTATTTGCAACAAATAATTTTTGCCAATCTATTGAGGTAGCAGGGCGAAAAGGTTGGTTGCGTAAATTACAAGGATTTAAACAAAATATATATTTAATGAGTAAAGAATTATGAGTAAAGGATCAAACCCAACAAACGTCACTACGACTACATCAGCAGAACCATCAGAATTTATTAGACCATACTATGAACAGGCAATAAACTCTGCACAAGATTTGTACGAAGGTAGTACGCCTAATTTCTTTCCTAATGCAACGTACACAGATTTTTCACCAGAAACTTCTACTGCTTTAAACTTAGCAACATCAAGGGCATTATCTGGCAACCCTTTACTTAACCAATCACAAACGGAAGCATCAAACATACTAGCTGGTAATTACTTAACACCTGGTTCTAATCCTTATTCCCAAGCATTATTTAATCAAATGGCAGGTGATGTAACATCTAAAGTTAATTCACAATTTACAAAAGCAGGTAGATTTGGTTCAGGAGCTAATCAAGAAGTATTAGCAGACTCTTTAGGACAACTTGCTAATCAAGTATATGGCGATCAATATAATCGTGAAAGAGAACTCATGGCTAATACTATGATGTCAGCACCTCAACTGGGTGAAATGGATTATAATGATATAGCAAGATTACAACAAGTAGGAGCAGAAAAAGAAAACTTAGAACAAGCTAAACTACAAGATGCTATTGCTAGATATGATTATCAAGAACAAAAACCATACATTAAATTAAATCAATACTTAGGTGCATTAGGTGCAAACGTACCTTCAACTGAAGTATCAACTAAACCAGTATTTAGAAATATTGGTGGAGGCATACTACAAGGTGCAGGAATGGGAGCTAATCTTGCAGGTCAAATACCTGGATTGAGTGGAGGTATGGGAGCATTAGCAGGTGGCTTACTTGGAGGGTTCTTTTAATGGCACAATTTTCAATGAACAATTTACCAATTAATCCATTAACAAATAAACCTATACCTATGGGTCCAGGCAGTAGAGCATTTATTGGAGGAAGATCTCTTTTAGATAATATTTACGGAGCAAGTACAAATCCATCTATTCAAGCAAATCCTCCTAGTAGATTTAGAACTGCTAACATGGGTGGTTATAAAATGCTATCTGGTATGGGGCAAGGTAAACGAAGAACATTTGAAAGATCAAGCCTTCCACAATTTTTAGATCCTAATGTTAATAATCCATATTTACGAAATAATTTACCAATACCTCAACCAGTTAATGAAGATGAATTATTAAAAAAAATACCTGCAAATTTAAGACAGTATGCAAAAATTGTTAATGGTCAGGTGGTCTTTGATATGCCGGAAGAATTAGAAACTCCAGGTTCAATTCCTGGTGTAAGTAATCAACCTAATATTGAACAAGCAAATCAAGGTATCTTAAACGTACAAGAAAATACTAACCAAGAAAACATTGAAACAGCTAATAAAGGATTATTAAGTACAGAAGAAAAACCTAAAATGACTATGAAAGGTCTTTTAGATAAAGCTGTAGCATTTGCACAATCTGATTTTGGTAGAGATTTCTTTATGGGTATGGACACCGGTTATTCTGATAGGCCTAAAACTTTAATGCAAACAATCCAATCAGGATATAATTATGCTAAACAACAAGAACAGGTAAAACAAAAATTAGACATTGAAAGATTAAAAGCTAACAAAGATGATCCTAGAGGACAGCCAGTTTATCGTTATATGATAAGAGATAAAAATGGTCAAAATTATAATGTTTTTTCAGACAAAGGCCAAATGTACGCTATGGTTGATGGAAAAAGAGTTTATCAAAAAGATTGGCAAAAAACATTAGGAAATATTGATGTTCGTACAGCAGGACAACAAACTTTTGGTGTAATGGGAAGTGGACCTTTTACTAAATTAGAAGGAGAATTATTAGATCAAGAAAAAAGTTTACAATCTTACGCAAGATTTTTAGATACTATTGGAGATACAAATACAGGTTTAGAAAGACTTACTGATAAATATTCAGCATGGTTTAAAACTTTCTTTGGTCAAGATTTAACACAAGAAGAATTATCACAACAATTAGCAAATGGTGAATTACAACGAATGATTGGAGCATCAAGAAAAGAAATTGTTGGTGGTGGTGTTATGACAGAACAAGATGCTCTTAGGATAATAGAAGCATTAGGTGGAAATATAGACGCATTACAAGATCCTGAAAGAGTAAAAAAAGCTATTTCACAAATATTTAGTGAAAAATATAATAAGTATGAACAAAATTTAAGAAACTATAATATTCAAGTTCGTAATGAATATGGAACTAAAGGTTATAAATCTAAAAATCCAATAGAATTTACAAAAGAACAATTAAAAAGATTTGATGCAGGAATAACAACTGATTTAGGTTTATTAGATTACAGCGATCTAGATGATAATGATTTAAGAGCAATCAATCATGAAAATCTTAATACTGAACAATTAAAATTATATTTAGCTGAATTAGAAAAAAGGAAATTATAATGTCAGAAAGAGATGAGTTATTAAAAAAAATTAATAATATTAAAAGTCAATCAACAAATGTTTCTAGCTCATCTAATATTGAAAATTCTAGTTTTGCAGGTGATTTAACTAGAGCTACTGCACAAGGTTTAACTTTTGGTTTCGGTGATGAAATAGAAGCATTGTTTAAATCTGCAACATCTGGTGATATCACTTATGAAGAAGCAGTTAAACAAGCTAGAGGAAAACTAGATAGATTTAGAAAAGAAAACCCTGTACTTGCTTATGGTTCAGAAATAGCCGGATCAATACCTACTATGTTAGTAGGTGGTGCAGGTATTAAAGCAGTTCAAGGAGCAAAAAAATTAGCTGATGCTAGTAAAGTAGGACAAGCTGTAAAAACTGGTGCTGTATCTGGTGGCATATACGGAGCAGGAGCAGGTGAAGGTGTTGAAGGTAAAGCATTGGGTGTAGCTACTGGTGGTGCTTTAGGTGGTGCTTTAGGTGGAGCAACAGCAAAAATTTTACCTAAAACAACTGAACTAGCAAAAAAACTAATGAACAAAGACATTAGAGTAACTACAGGTCAAGCATTTGGTGGTGAAGGTAATTTTGTAGGAAATCTATTACAAAATTTTGAACAGAATGTAACATCTTTACCAGGTGTTGGAAGTCCTTTACAATTAGGAAGAATAACAGCATTAGCAGATTTTAACAGAGCAGTAATGAAAGAAGCTCTTGAACCAATAACAGGAAAATTAACTAAAAATCAATTTAACGCATTAATACCTAAAAATTTAAAAGGTAATGAATTATTTAAA